TCATCATGTTGATAATCATTGGGTACATGTGGTCGTTGGGGTTCTACTTTCCCCAACTGTGGGTGGACGCAAGTGCCGATCTACGGTTCTTGAGCCGCGCTTTCCATGGTATTCAGGTGGTGGCACTGGCAGTAGTAGTAGTGACCATTGGTCGTGTCGAAAAAATGGTCCGCCTAGAACAGGCAACACACGATACGGGGGAGAAGGTGATCAGTGCACCATGATCGACTGGGTAACACTCGGGGTCTCGGGAGAAACAATTCTCACCGTGGGTGGACTGGTGGTGGCAGCGGTGATCGGTGCCGCCTTTGCCGGTTGGCAGCAGCCCAAGGTGGATGCCGACACCAAAGCTCAGGAGGCAGCTACTGCCAAGACCTTGTCCGATCTGGCCTTCTCGCTGGTGGAGCCACTGCAGCAGCGAAACGCTGCGCTGCAAGCCAAGGTTGAGGACCAGAAGATCGAGATTGATGACTTGCGGACGGGAGTGTGGGAATTGAGTGGACAAATCACACGGTTGGGGCATCGACCGGTATGGCCGCCGACGCCCTGAATCCACAGTGGATGACTACCGGGTGTCATCAACTGTGCGGGCGCTGTGGGGAACAAATCAGTGGCATTGCCCAGATTCCCCCGGGCGAAGCGGTGGCGGTCACGATTGCCGAAGCCATCGCCGACGCCAAGGACCGGTTCGCTACCCTTATGCGAGACCATATGGAGGAACATGAACAAAGCTGAGATCGAGCAACTGCAAACCACTCTGTCGGCGTATGGGTTCGATCCATATCTGGTGGTTGATGGGGACTATGGACCGCGGACCCGTCATGCGGTGCAGCAGTTCCAGATCGCCTGGGCAGGAGGCCGGTCGGGCCACTATAAGGCGTTGGAGCCCGATGGAGCGTATGGCCCCAAGTCGCGGGCAGCGCTGGAGGACTCGTTGGGCGACAGCGTGTTCTATTTGTCGCCGCATTTTGTCACCACCGAGTTCCGAGACCGTTCGACCGGCCATGTGTTTGTGCATCGGAGCCTGGTGCGTGCTCTCGAAACGCTGCGAGCATCCTATGGCAGTATTCCCATCCAATCAGGATCACGAACCTGGGAAACTCATAAGTCCATTTACGCACGGCTGCGCCAGCGGGTGGTGTACGGGTCGTGGCATCTGGGCCACAGTGTTCCCGGAGAGCCGGGTCTGTATGCGTCGTATGCGGCAGACATCTCTTCGATGCCGGTGAAGGCATTGTGGCGGGATGTGCGTAACATGAGATTGTTCACTGGGATCGGTTGGAATCGTTCCACAGCCTATGTCTCGCACCTCGATACCCGATATAACCGTTCCGCATCCAGTCCGGCCATTTGGAGGTACAACCGATGACAAACCAGGCTGTCAGATCAACGGAGACGGGTTCTAGGCTCGATCCTGGACCATTACCTTTGGCGTTTGTGCTGGTACTGGCGGCGGCGGTGTGGGTGGCGCTGATGGGAAATGCGGTGTCCACAGCCGAAGCACCGGACGAGTTCCAGGCTTTTAGCATCTCTTGTGCGGATCGAGTGGGATATGTGTGGGTTGGTGATCACGAATTGGGCATGGCGCACATCCGTTTGGACCATCAGGATCCTTGGTTCGAGCCGGTGCCGCCGATCGTGGCCGGAGACAATGCCTTCCCGGTGGGCGATGCCGCCACGCTGGAGGTGTGGGTGACCTTGGATGGCGACGAGGTGGACCTGGAGACCCCATGCACTACTTCGAGTAGCTCTACATCCTCGTCGTCTACCTCATCGACGGTGCCGCCTTCGGTGACTACTCGCCCGCCACTACCTCCGATGTCGGTGCCTCCGGTGACCACCTCGGTGGTGACCACCACCAAGCCGTTGGTGACTTCGACCTCCACCACGGTGCCATCGGTGGTGGAATGTTGCATTTGTGAGTGTCCGACAGCGGTCCCGGCATCTCAGGATTGGGTGATGGCGATGTTGTGGGTGTTTGCTGGAGGGCTGGTGACTGCTGCGGCGATCGTACTCGGTTCGTATATGGCAAGGAGGCCATGATGGAAGAAATCACGATCACCTCTCTGCTGTCGGTGTCGGGCTCGGTGGCAGCAGTGGGAGTGACCATTCAGTTCGTGAAGATCTTTGTGTCGATGTCGAACTCGACCACTCGTCAGTTGGCGGCAGCACTGGGGGCAGTGTTCATGGTGGGGGCGACAGTATGGACCAGTGAGGTTACGGTCCCGCTGTTGGTGTCGGCCATTTTCACCGGCATGTTCGCGGGCATCGCGGCCAGCCAGTCCTACGAGATGCTCAAAGATGGAGTGAACCATGAGACATGGTCTCGTCCAGAGCTGACGCATCGAGCCTGACCTTAGGTATCCTGATTCCTGGTTCTTGAAAGGAGCTGTTGATGGCAACCAGAAAAGTCTTCACATCTGAAGGTGACGTAGAGGACGTAGGTGCTGATGGTTACGAGGTTCCGCTTGTGATGTATGTCAAGCCGGATACCGGCGAGTCGGCCAGTCCGGTGGAGGGCCAGATCGAGGCCAATGCCACCGATAAGACGATCAAGGTGTATGCAGGTGGGGCGTGGCGTACCCTCACGGACGACTGGGTCTGATTCCGCGGCGTTTGGCCTTTAGATCTGCCCAGAGGCACGACCGGCAGGTTGTGCGCTGGCGTCCCTGGTGGACCTCGAACATGCCTATGGGCTGATCGCGTCCACACTTCTTGCATGTCTTGGTAGAGGTGTAGCTGGGATGCTTGTCACACTCTATGCGACCGCAGACTGTCACAGGATGGAACGGGCAGTCGATGTCGGTGTGAATGCGGTCGATGTCAGTGCATTTGCACAAGCTCATTGTTGATCCTTTCGTGTGGCTAACGGCCCGTTACCTCGCAGTACAAATGGGTTGCGGTACATGTTTGGAGGTAACGAGCCGTAGCAGTATGACCACACTCTGACCGGCAAAGTCATTGGGCATCGGTGACCTTCTGGGTCGAAGTATGGTCATACTGCTTGACAATCACATGAGTGCCTGCCTGGTCGGCGGGCACTTGAACTTTGTATCCCATCACTCTCACGACTTGCTTGTCGTCATCCCAGGCGATGTCGTTCAGCCCGTCGAGCACGGTCTTGAGCATGTTGTCGATGTCCTTGTCACGCTTGGCGTATAAGAACACGGCCGCCAACTCGATCAGAGTGTCGCTGCGAGCGGCGATCCCATCGGCTTGAGCAGCGGCCTTGTAAGCCCAGGCGATGGTTTGCTCAGCCTGGCGGGTGCGATCGGGGGTGTAGGTGTTGTTGTTGCGTCCGAGCCGTGGCCGCTGCTTGGCAACGGGTTCACCGGGGACTGAGAACGCTATTTCCACTTGTCGGTCCTCTCGTTTGCGCCCCAGGAAATATTTGCCATTACGTCCGCCTCGTGGAACACCACATGCTGTCGGTGTTCGTCTTCCAGAGTTTCTTGGACCAGAGTGTGGGCCTCGCTTTGGCCGTACTTGATACCGGCGAATCGGGCCTCTTGCTGAAGCATTGGCCGTTCAAAGAACATCTGCTTACATTGCCGACATTGGTACCAAGCCATGCTCATCTGGGTAACCCCAGTTTGCGACGGCAGTTCTCCCAATGAGTCCATCCACCGACTTGCTGGAGCCAGGCCGACACAGTCGAGTTGGCCCAGGGATCGGTGATGTGCGAGCCTCCGACGCCAGCCGCTTCGGCACGGTTGGGCCAGAACCTCACGCCTTGTTGGAACAGGCCGACCGAGCCGTTGTTGAGCCGGAGATCGAGGCCGGTGTAGTTGGCGGCATCTGGGCGTAGCCCTGACTCACATGTGGCCAGCGCAATGGCTGCGTCGGCCAGGTGATCGGGCCAGGTTCGGCGAATGATCCACGCCATGTGATCCTCATGGGACCAGGCGTCAACGTCCACCAGGAATTGCCCGTACCAGGCCGGGTGACCGTACAGGCCCTCATAATCGGCGAGTGTCCAGCAGGACACACCATCGGCACCAATCACCCCAATCTCATCTACACACGGCACCCAATGATCATCGGCACTCGCTGGCGCCGCGAACGCCAATACAAACACAAGAACGACCGCTAGAAATCTCATTGGCTATCACACCCTAGTCGCGAGTTCGGGACCGTCCCCGTCGGTCTCTTTCAACTGGTCAAGCGCATCGGCCGCTTCCCACAACACTATTTCGAGCCCAGGCCGATCTTGTACTTCCATTCTCAGGCGCTTCGGTGAAGCGAACACTCGCGTCCCGTCTCGCGATAGCACCAACCACTCCCGATCATCCATTAGTCGTGTGTCTCCTTGTTCCATCGGCGGGTGGCCACGAACACACGCCAGTCGTCGAGCAACCACCATGGATTGCGCTTGTTGATCATTCCCCGGGGCCGCGGGGAGAGGGGATGTTCGCGCCAGGCATCCAGAGTGTCGGGCGCGATCTTGTAATGAGCAGCGATCTCGGCGCGTCCAGCGACCTGGTCGTTGGCGGTGCGAGGCTCGATGTAGCTCGGGGGGGCAAGATCTTTGATAGGCCGGGCCATTATGGCGTGCCTTGCAATAGGTTGAGGGCTTCGCCCAGCTTGGTTTTGGTCCAGCGCTCTGATGGCAGCTCTCCCCCGGTCCAGGTCATGAGCGCATCCTTGGTGGGCTCGTCGGCTCCTACCCAGGCGTGGCGTACCTTGTCGAGCAATGCCCTTTTGGTGTCGCTGATGGGCTGGGGTTCGGTGGGACCTGCCTCGATCTCGGTGATTTCTTCAGGAGGATTGGTGGTCAGAATGCTGGTGTAGTTGACATCGAGATAGTTGTCGCTGTCCGGTCCAGGCAGAGCGCGGGCGTCGGCCAGACCGGATGCGATGTTGGCGATGGCCTGGTTGGGGGTGATGTTGGTGCTGAGGGTGGGTACCACAAACCTGCGGGTGATTGGTTTGCCTGCCAGGATGCCTTTGGTGACGCGTTCCTCCATGCCGAGCACGGCCGGGACCAGACCGGAGCCGGTCATGCCTTTGATGATGAAGTCCTGTGAGGGCAGTTCATAGAAGGCGTTCCAGCCGGTACTGACCAGACGCCACGCTCCCTTGAATGGGATGTCGGCCAGGATGACCGACAGCATGGTGGAAGGCTTGCACTCCAGTTCGTCTTGGGCCGAGCAGATGCACTCCTGGGAGATCAGCTCTTCGCCTTCAGGCCCTGAGGCAGCAATCTCGGCGGTCACACCGTCACAGCGGCGGATGATGGCCGATCCTTTGCGCAGGACGAACGACTGCTTGACCCCTACTGAACTCAGTAGCACGTTGAGCGAGGCGGTTTCGGTGATGACTTCCCACTCGTCCCGCTTGATGGCGTCGTTGTGCCATGGGACGGCGGTTCCGCCATAGACGTTGGCGGCTGATTCGATTTGTGCCTGGTTGGTGGAGGTGAGCCGCCAAGTGCTGAGCTTGATCGGAGCATCTTTGCCCTTCTTGCCCATGCGAATGCGTCCGGCCTCGGGTAGACGACCTAGATGGTGTTCGATGTCGGGGATATCAGTCATGTGTCCTGCCTTCGGCCATACAGCCATAGATCTTTGAGCAATGTTTTGGCTACGACGCGTAGACCATCGCTGTGCTGGTGGCCTTTGCGCCATGGGGACCCGGTTGCGCCCCACTCAGGATGCGCAGTGGTGGCACATCCATTGGATCCGGCTGGTGCGTGTGCGCGAGGGACAATGGTATTGCGGCAGTTCGTGACATGGATACGTTCGATCGTGTGAGCGCGGCGCTTGTCGTAAACCTCCCGATATACGTTGTCGTAGCGAATCACCACACTGGATATCACATAGAGCATGGCTCTAGCTTGTCGATTACCTCGGGCCCGGGCATCTTGTTGTGTCATGCCTCGCATTGCTGGTGGGGCAGTTGGATTCAATCCACAGTATGCCCACAGCTCGGATACGGTACGCGGGCGGTCGTGTTCAGGATGCCAGTACGGATCACCGACGATGCCTACCAAGCGGCCTATGGTTTTGTAGCCCAGCCCCGGCACGTTGGCTACGAACGGGCCATAGGGGTGATCTTGCATAGCAGTCTCCAGCCGTTTGGTGGCACGCTTTTCCTCGGCCATCACCACATCCATGAAGGCTTGCTGGTCGATCAATTCCGGTAGCGGCAGTTCGCCGCCAGCGCGAATTGCCATGAGCCGGTTGTTGATGGCTATGCGAGTCTTTTCCAGATGACTTAGATGGTCTGTCAGCCATCTGAGTTGTAGGTCGCGTGCTTGTTTCATTGGAACAGGATCCATTTGACGGTATCGACATCGAGATCTCCGACAGTGCGAGCGCGTTTTTGTTTCATAACGCCAGCCAGCTCCTGGTACTGATTCCCTTTGTTGAGATACTCCTGGCCCGCTCGATAGAACCTTTCGGCAATCGCCAGTACGTCCGCTTGTGTGAGGTCGCGATAGGTCTTGTTGCCCACCACTTCGGGATAATGGGGCTTGAGATCCAATAGGTCAGGAAGGTCAGCCCTTTGCGGACCTCCCTGCGTGCTTGGCTCAACTGAACGCCTGAGAACGGTGCGTCGCATGATGTGATACAGGTAGTGATACAGGTCGATCAGGGCCAGTTGGAGCAGTTCGCGGATGGCGTCGTCATCAAGGTCGGCCATTATTTTGTCCGCCAGAACGCTGGCGTCCGCGTTGGGATTGGCCTTGATGGCTGTAGAGAAGATCTCTCTCAGGTAGTTGTTTGACATGGTTAGTTCCTTTCGTGCCATTCTGCTTGACAGATGTCTTGTATCGGGCAGTATTGGCAGACCCAGAGGCGGGGGTTGGTGACGCCACTGGAGCCCAGGGTGTGTTCTCCGGTGCGGGGATCGTGGATCTCGATCAGTTCACCGGTGTCGGGATGAGGCATGATGGCGCGCGGTGACGCCTCCAGCATCCGCTTGAGTTCCCATTGGCCCAGTTCCTCTAAATAGTCGATGTCGTCACAAACCCACTCGGTTCCCCAGCGCGCTATGTCGTCAATGTTGTAACGTTGCGCATAGGTGAGACTGATGGCTTCTTTGGATACCAGCACCAGGCGGACGTGGTCGAGTCCCAGGGCGTAGGTCGCCAAGGCAGCTTGGAGCAAATAACGAGGAGTGGGCAGTCGCGGCTCGTTCTCCCATGAGTTGAGTCCGAATAACGACTTGTGTCCGGTGCCTCCCATGGTCTTGATTTCGATCGCTCCGTTGTCGGCAACAGCATCGACATGGCCGGTTACCCTGCCATTGGCCAAACTGAACGGGACCTCGATTTGCGCCCCACCGGCTGCGAGCATGGATTGGATGGCGTCGTGCATGAAGGTGCCGAAGGCAAAGTTGATGGTGGCGCTGGGTTCTTTGATGTCCTCCAATTCCATTACGTCGGCACGGTCTTGTGTGCGATACCACAGACGGCGGCTGCATACTCCGGCCAGGCTGGCGCGTAGTGGCCGCCATGTCTGGGGCGTGCTGGAAGTCGTGATCTGGTAGCCATCGTTGAGGTAGTCCACCAGGGCCTTGAGGATGGTGGGCTCGGTTCGTACGAGCTTCATTCGCCCTCCTCGTTGACGATGACCGGGCCGAAGTTCTCGTGGCCAAGGATGGCAAACAGCAACATATCAAGATTGTCGATCGCGATTGCCACGTCACGACCAAGGCTGAGGCGGTGTCGGGTGGGGCTAAGAAAATGCAGTTGTGCCGACTCCTGGAAGGTGTCGTCCATAGACTCGCGTGCGGCGCGTGCTGCCTCGTGTGAATGGAACATAATGGCTCTGTATGTGGGGGCCTCCTGCCACCACTGAATCACGCTGGTGGTGGCGCCTGAGCCTCGGGGCCGAATGACAATTCTCATTGATTGTTCACTCCGCACCGTCTGCGTAGTATTCACCGAGCCAACTCTCGGTTGGTTCTGATATCTTCAGACCTGTCCCCCAGCTTCCGATGACTCGGGCGTCGCCTGTGGCAGCATTCCACTCATACCAGATAGTGGGGCCACCCAGTCCGAAATAGACCTCGATGTGAGTCAGCTCCTTGTCGAAGCCTTTGTAGTAGGGGACCACTTCAAGCGGAGCCTCGGTGAGCCACTGGTCTAGCTGACCCCACTGTGTTTCGTCCTCGTCGAGTCCCCAATGCTCGATTTCTGATGCGCGGTCCGCTTCGGGCAAGGTCTCGTCCTCCCACCGGCCCAACGTGATGATGGCGGCGGCAAGGTGAGCGACAGAACTCGCCAACTGGTCTTGTAAGTCGTGTTGTGTGGTTGTCATTAGGCGTTTCCTTTCGTGGGCTGGTGGTGGAGTCGGGTTCGCTCGATCTCGGCGGCCAGCACTTGGGTGCGAGTGCCGACCACGGCATCGGATGGCAGGTCGGGGCAGTCTCCGCTGCATACGCTGTAGCGAAGGTGGCCGATGACGGCCAGCAGGCCGTTGTCACCAATGCGCTTATGGCACCAGTAGCAGCATCGGTCGTCGGGGTTGTAGCCCAACCTTTGGTGTAGGCGCTTCATATCAGGTCTCCGTTGGCCTCTTCTCCGGTCCCGGCGTCTCCGGCGTCATGGGCGATGGCAACATCGACCAGACGATGCAGTTCGGCGGCGGTGAAGATGTCGGCGGACAATGCCACCATGGTCGATCCGATGAAGTCGATGGCGAATGACAGCAGTTGCTCAGCCATTGCGTCCATCTTGTCGCTGATATCGGCCGGGATAGTGGCAAAGAATCCTGGCAGGTGGTTCATGGTGGCTTTCAGTTGGTGTTCGGCGCGTCGCAGTTGCTGGCGGACGTGGTCGGGCGACTGTGATGGCAGCGACTCCATCGACAGGGCGTCGGCTAGGTCTGCCGGGTCGGTTCCGGTGCTGCGCACTACCGCAATCTGGGTGTGGTAGCGCTCAAAGTTCTCGTCGATGTCGTCATCGGACAATGGCACGCACTCGGCCACCTTGTAGTCGGATTGAGGGGCCCAGTGCCCGGAGAACACCAGGGAGGCGGCTCCCAGGCGGGGTTGATAGGCGGTCTCAAGGGTCATGCCATCGGGATACCGGGTGTGGCAGATGATGGTCTCGTTGTCTCTGCCGTCGATCGCGGCTTGGAACTCAATTTCTGGGCTATCTGTCACTTGTGGCCTCCAGTGTGCGGGCGATGCTGAGTGCGTACTCAACCAGTTCGTTGATGTTGTCGTCACTGAGCTGGGCGACCGACAGGGCGGTGATCTGAGCCACGGTTTGAGCGATCAGAGTCGCCAGCCATGGGTGGGTGGTGGCGGCGTAGAAGTCAAGATCGGCGGGGGCTGGTGGATAGTCTTCGAGCTTCACATCTGACAGGGCGGCCAGCTTCTGAAGCCATAGTGGTGTGCTTGTCATGAGCGGTCCTTTCGTGAGTGTTTGTGGTGACGACGAATGTCGTGTGGATGTCGTCGCCGCATGGTGCCGGGACCAGGGCCTATGACACCAATCAGGGTGTGACCATTTATGGTTGGCACTTGACTGGTGTCGGCCTCGGTCTTGATTGTCATATGGGACCTCCTGGGTGGTTGTCTATCTGAGTACAGTATACACGAATGAGTCGTATTTGCAAGTGATTTCTGTGTTTTGTCTGGGCTGCGGGAATTGCGTTGGCGTCAGTGTTCGTGGCATTGTTATAGGCGCGGTTTGGGTTGGTGTTCGCGTTGGGCTTGGGGTTGGTGGCGGGCCGGACCCCGGCGGGTCGTCACAACATCCACGGAACCCATTACCGGGAGTACTAACAGCAATGGGCTCCGTGCATCTCATGACACCACCCCCTCCATATTCGCATCCCAGAAGTTCGCATCCCTCAAATTCGCACCCTTCAAATGCGCACCCGTCAAGTCCGCACTCCCCAAGTCCGCACTCCTCAAGTTCGCACCCCTCAAATTCGCAACCGTCAGGTTCGCAACCGTCAGGTTCGCACCCCCCAAGTCCGCACTCCACAAGTCCGCACCCTCCAAGTTCGCACCCCTCAAGTTCGCACGCTCCAAGTTCGCACCCGTTAAGTCCGCACCCTTCAAGTTTGCACCCTCCAAGTTCGCACCCCACAAGTTCGCACCTCCCAAGTTCGCACCTCCCAACATCGCGCCTTCCATGTTCGCATTATGCCCGTTGTGTCGAATAGCCTCGATCAGATCCACAGGACCCGCCACCCACACTCGCTGTGCCTTCCGTTTCCCATCTTCCCACTCCGACGATGCAGGCTCAATACCAACCAACAAACAATATGCTGCGCTGTGACCTCCGCTTTGAGCCGCCTTAATCGTGTTCGCTACATGCAACCCCCCCGGTTCGCATACGGCAGGATTAAATGGTTCATGGTCCGTAATCCAGCGGCGACCCGGTTGCCACCAACTAAACCCACCGTACGTGGTCCAGTCAGGATTTAGGAACTTGATCGCCGGTTCCAAACCCTCAGGTAGCGTGTACGAGTGCCCCTCTAACACATCAATAATCGAACGGTTACTCATGAAATTACTCCTTCCCAAGCAACATGATTTAGTAGTTGTCCAGGATCTCGACCGCGAGACGGTGTCCCATTGTTGCGTAGCTGTCGAAAAACCTTTGACGATCAAAGTTCGGATTATTGGCCTGGCATACGTCGGCCAGGCTGCGGATGATGTCGTGGGCGGCCTGGATGGTAAGCTCCGACAATTCCCAAGCGTTGATCGAATCGTCGGGTATCGTATGGAGGGTTTCGTGGCGGCCGTAAACAACGGCAGCGATAATCGCGAGGAAGTCTTTTCGGGTCATCATTGTCTTTTGTCCTTTCGTGTAAGTTGGATTTTGTCCGGCAGCCATAGGGCGGGGATGTCGATGTGGCTGATGATGGTCAAGCAATAGTCGTCGACAACAAAGCCGATGACTTGGTCCCAGGTGGTGCAGTTACCGGTGGGGTCGGTCTTTTGGAGATGTCTGAGTCGAAGTTCTGTGAGAGTGAGGACTTCTTCGTCGGTTAGTTGGGCTAGTCGTTCGCGCCAGACGGTGGCGGCCTCGATGCCGTGTATCAACTCGATGTGAATCGGCGAGATACAGCGGTCCGCGCGCTGGAGCCCGGCGGATCCGAACTCGTCGATGCATATGGTTGGAGGTTGGTGGGCTGCTTCTGGCAGCAACGACGCCGTTAGGGCCGCTGCTGCCAGAAGTGCTATCGCCAGGCGTTTGACGTTTATCGGTCGCCTGCTTCGTGAAGGCACTCGTTGACTACTTCGGCGAGTGCTGCGTCCAGTGCGGGCCGTGGTTTGGCTTCGACCTGATTCATGAGATTGAACTGGGGTCTTAGGCCCGCGGCCGCATCGGTGAGATGCTCAGTCGTGATCACCGTGTCGAGGCTTTCCGACGTGGCGATTGCATACCTGACGCTTCGGTCGATTGCCTCCTTGATGAAGGCGGGCAGGTAGTCCGACATTGCCTCAGCCACGTTGTCGTAGTTGACGGAGGGGTCGAGGCGATCGGGCGGTACGATCGTTTGCACGAATCGTGTAATTGCGGCCTTGTCGGGTTTGCCGATCTCGACCAGTGCGTCAAGGCGGCCGGGGCGGATCATTCCCTTCTCGATCCTTTCTGGGTAGTTGGTGGTGAGAATGATCTGTAGCTGACTCGATTTGGAGCCGATGCCGTCGAACATGTCGAGCAACTTTGAGACTCCTCCTCGGCCGTCGGTTCGGGCGGCGATTTGGGCTGTTCTTTCGTCCGCGTCCTCGATGAACACCACCGCAGGCTCATACAGTCGGGCCGTGGTGAGGGTGTGGTCGATGTCGTCTTGGGGGCGGCAATACACGAACGTCCAGCCGTTCTGCTCGCAGATCTGAGCGGTCAGCATGGCGGCCAGGGTCTTGCCGGTGCCAAACGGGCCATGGAGCAATACCGCGCGTTTGAGCGGTAACCCGGCCTCGCGCAGGAGATGCGTGTGTTTGATCGGACTCCATATGTGCGTGTCGAGTTGGCGCTGGGTCTCGCCGGAGTAGATGACGTTGTCGGGATCGACTGCGTTGGTGTCGAGGAACTTCATCGCTCCGTCGAAGGCCTGGCCTCGGTAGATGCTGGTGGTCTGTAGGTGCGCTTCAATGGCGTTGAAGAGCCCGTAGATGGCATCGGCGTGTTGGGCTTGGGCTTCCACATAGATGAGGAAGAGTCCTCGGCGTGACTGCTGCATCTCAAAGGTGGCGTTCATCATTGGAACGTAGATGGAACCCCAAGGGACCGACACGGTGCGGCCGTGGCCGACCTCGACCTCGCGCATCTCGGGAGGCTGGCTTCCGAAGAATGTCTCGCGCGCTTGAGCGAGGCCAGGCGCACCGGTGACCTTGAGCAGAACTTCAGAGAAGGCAACCGCCCCGTCGTCGGGCAGATACTGGAACTCTCTGGTGTAGCTGCGAACCTGTGTCATTTGCTCGTAGTAGTCGTTCACGAACGCGACTGCGCTGCGCAGAGTCATGGTGGCGGGGAGTACGAACTCCTTACCTTTTCGGGTAATGCGATCGTGATCGACCGTGTGATCGCTCATAGTGGCGAGATGTTCCAAGATCTGTTTCGTCGACAGGGTGGTTGTTTTTGCCGTGGTGGCCATGGTTGCATGGCTCCTTTCTTGAGGTGTTGTGTCAATTGCCTGGGCTAACGGTTAAATGGGGTCGATTTGGTCTCCTTTCCGGAATTGGCTTCCGCCCCACGATGCGAGGCGGGCTACTACCTTGGCCGCGTCTGTGGGGACGGTGGCGTCCAGTTCTAGGTGGGCGATTGTGTGCCATAGATAGTCAATGTGCTCGGTGATGGATTCGAGGACGTTGAGGGCGTCGTGCTCCAGTAGAAACACGATCTTGGCAGGATCTCCTGATTCGAGGGTGTGGGCGAAGTCGTCCCACATTATCGACAGCGTTTGCTGGCATCGTTCGGCCAGGTCGTAAAGGTCGATCTGGTCATGGGTGGTAGGGCTGATGGTAAACCAGTGAGACGCGAAGGTCTCGTCGGTCCATTGGGCGGGTGTTGGAGGCAGCTCCTCCAGGTTGTATTTCACGGCACTTGTCCTTTCGTTTCGTGCGGTTGCGTTTGTGGTTACAAATGTATCACAATGATGAGGAAAGTCAACCGATTACTTTCGGCCGGCGTTTGTCCTCGCGGGTCCGAGGGTCTTGACTTGCAAGTAGCAAGGTCGGCCTCACCGGGCTGGGATTGCGATGAGGCCGACCCGCTACGGAGGTGGGGAGGCTTACGCAACAGCCTCCTTCGGTGCGGTTTGAGCAGCTACTGCCGCCAGAACGTCTTCGTCCTCCACTAGCTCGTAGTGAGGATAGGCTTGAGCATCGGAGCTGATCTTCATCAGCCTGCCAACAGCGGCTTGGCGCTGTTCCCAAGCTTGGGCAACCTGGCTCTGGACATGTGTCCAAAAGATCAGGGTGTTACCAGCGGGCTGGAAACTCTTGGTCTTGGGGTCGAAGAGTTCGACCTTGCAGTTGAGCGTCTCGCGAGGCCCAAAATCACGGTGATTGATCACCTTCACATCCAGCCTTGCTCCAGGAGAGCTTAAAGCCACAATCTTTCCGAGAAGGTCAGCGGCACGCAGACCTTCGGTTCTTTCTTCTGGCCGTGGGGCCACACCATACGTTGTCATCTCAATAATCCTTTCGTGTGAGATGCTTAACTCTTTATTAACTCAACCCTGGGCAGTGAATCAAAACCAAGCCCTTATCTCACCTCTCTTTCCTTCCTCGTCATTCAAGTCATGGCGATAATCGGTCAACCAAAACTCTTCTTGTACAACCCCTTCAGGCACCTCCCAACGCTGCGTGTACTGCGTGTCTGCGTCTACATAGCCATAAGAGGACTCCGTGCTAACCAACCTATCAACCACCTCGCGATCCAACGGAGTGGAAGGAGGAGACGGCGGTGTAGCGGAGTGGCGGAGGGGCTGGGAGTCTGAAGTGAGTGTATGTTCCATGGAGCCGTGTTGCCACGGAGGAGGCGTGGCGTCAATAGGTCGGGCGACAAGGAGCCGCTAGCGGCGACTGCTATTTGCGAAGCAAATAGGTCGGGCGACACTATTGCGCCACATAAGCCGACGGAGTGGCATAAAGGGCGGAATGGAACAGGAACGAACGGAAGCGGACAGCACCGTAGCCACGCAGCGGAACCGACGGTGACGACTGAAACGGGTAGCCAGTCAATAGGCTCCGACACATGTCGGACGGGAGACCGGGCAGTTGCGTGTAGGTCGTGTGTATATACAAACGTACTCAACAGGAGAATGCAGCGACCTGCCCCGAATGTCCCCGAATGTCCCACCAGGGTGGATCACGGTGGTTTCTGGCTTTTGAGAGTGTGTGGGGTGTTTTCTGGCGCATTTTTGGGCTTTTATGGTGTTGAGAGGCGGTATCGGGTTTTGTTGAGTAGGAGGTGGTCATGCGAGCGGGCAGCGAGCATGGCCGCCGATCGTTGTGGTGTGGTGATGGTTGCTGCGGCACGGATGTGGCAATGGATCTCTGTCGGCGAAGCAGGCAGATATACATTGCCCGAGTTCAACGAACCGAGGGGCTTTAGCCCCGAGGTACCCCGAGAAAGGTTTCTGCAACTCTTTTTGACTGAATAAGGATTGTTGCAACTCGTTTGGGGTTGTTGTGTTTGGGGGTTTGTCTTTTGAGGTCTTTGATTTTTTGTTTTTTTGTTTTCATGAGCTTTTGGAACCATATGATCCCCCCCCTGTGTCAGATGCAGGTCTGCGGGGGTTGTTGTCTGACACGGAGGGGGGAACTGTTACCGGGCTCAGGTGGGCGGGACCTGGTCCGGTTGTTCCACAGCGGGCTCGCTGTCGTGGCCGGGATGTTTCTTGGTCTCAATGACGGGTTGTTTGCTGCACTAGCGAGGTGAGCTGTCCATCCGGGCACGCCTTGACTGGACATGAGATTACAAGAAGCGGAGTGCCCGATAGGTACGAATGGCTTTCGCCTCAGCTTGTTGGTGAGGTGTCTCTGAGGTTCACCCTGGGCCCTGATTGTCCTTGGTCGTTGGGCCAGTCCGGCAGCATTTCTACCCGATGTCCAGCAGGTGGGTTGCAATATGGTTGCGCTCCTGCTATGATTGCTGCTAGGTGTTTTTTGTCATGCCACCAAAGTAGTGGATCAGCCCCCCACTTGTCAAGTCTTCCTTTCGGGATTTGGCTGGGGGGCTCACTACTGCCGTAGGTCGGTCAATCAACAATTCTGCGCTAAGGCGACCGATTGTCGCAGCAATCTCCGGTGTCCAAAACTGAATTGGACTTTTACTCATGGCGTGTTGAATCCACGTCAGCCACCCGTCCGACAACGTTTCATCCACCAGCTTCATCTTGCCTCGCTGTTGTGTCGGGCCACAAGAACCGCCATCTTGCTGCGCTGTCAACCCAGATGATCTCCGACAGCCTGGTAAAGGCCAATGAAGTTGGCTCAACGTAATAATGAGTCCAGTAGGTCCCGAAGTCCCAGAACCTTGCCCACAACTGTTCATCTATCAGTCTCATAGCCTGGTCCGGGTTGGGCCAAGCCATTCGCTGTAGCTGACAACGCCAGCTCCGTGACCATCTGGTCTTGGTATCCAAGCCAGCGTGCCAGGACTGGGGTACAACTGCATGCGGATGAAGTTGTTGTGCTTGAATGAGTGCCGCAACCGGTTCGTCATTGCCCAACTCTGTTGCACCAGATCCTCACCCACCGATCTCATCTTGGGCTCGATGCGTCAGCTCTGGTGGCAGCACCAGGGCCCGGGTCAAGCAGTCGTAACTCCCATGTCAAGTCGCCGATCAGGTAGGTGTGCCGCTGCACAACCGACGGTGGTTTTAGTCTTTCAGCCCGCAACTTCCACAACTCTTGCACCAGCTTCCTACCCACCAGCGTCATTATCTGTCCCACCGGACAGCCGGACCGAGCTGAAGGCAGTTGAGCAAGTTTTGGAACATCCAATATACGGGGTCGACCGCGCGCGCTATTCGGACAAAGTCGTTGTTTTTTCCCACCCCCGCGTGGGACGGTACAACCCAACCCAAGCGGCTCGACAACGTGCCGGACACCAACTTCATGGTTCGTCACCGAGCGTCATCAAAACGTCTTGCAAGTCTTCCAGATTCCCATAGAGGATGCGAGACATCCACAAACCAAAGCCCTGCTGGTCGTCGATGAAGTTGGCAAGGCTCGCCGCCAACTCGTCATCCACCAGCTTCATGGTTCGTCACCGAGATATCCATGCAGCACGCGGGGATTCGCAAGCCAGGGTCGGTGCCGATGCAGAATCAGTGTCAAAACACCAATATCCATGCCATAGATCACGGGGACATCCCACGGTGGGTCATGTCGTTTGTCAAACCGCATCTCCGAAAACCCCCGAAACACTGCATCGTCCACCAGCTTCATGACCGCGGCCGTCACCAAAGCCTCCACCACTCCGCAAAATCTGCCACAAAAGTCCTTGTCAAGGGACCAAGGTTCGACCTAAGGGGGCTGTGCTGGTTGTCTAACTGTGCCGATCGTGTCTTCCAATGAAACTCCCACAACTTGGAACGTAGCTCACCGGACACCAGCTTCATCACGGCCACCGCACTGTCGTTGAACCATCTGGTCTCGGTACCTGACTGAACGGTACTCCAAGTGCCCTCCGATATTGCTTCGGCTTTTCGTATGGAAATATCACGAAGCGGATCCGATTAACCCACCGTCACGATTCAAGGATTCACGCGCTGCCGCCACCGTCAGAGCTGCTCCGTCGGCCAGCAGGGCATATGTGCGATACGTCCCATCCAATGACGGAGAAGAGTTCCGGCACACCAGCAGTGTGGCCGACCAGTCTGGAGCGAGCAGAGTAGACGGTAGTGCATACAACGTGCCTATCTCCGGGTCCGGATGGTGGTCCAAGATCCTCAATTCCAAATCAGCCACTGCCCGGTCCCATCCGTAATACGTCAGGGCCACCCGCCGTTGCTCGGCGTTGGTCAGCTCTGCCATGATTCGTTGTGGGTCAGGATCAACCACGGCCCAGTCCGGTAGACGGATCCCATCCAGGGCGTAGATCGCATACCCATCTGCCCATAGCCAGGCCGGTCCGTCGGTGCGATGCAGCCGCATCCGGTCGTCTCGATGCAACTCCACATGATGACGGCTCAGCACCGCCAGCTCGTCAAAGGCCAGCCAGTACAGACACATCAACGCATCCCGGAACGCCTCGGCATGGGCTCGTGTCTCGGCGTCTACCGACTCGATCTCGTCCAGCTCGTCGATGGTGAGCCAGTGGTGGAGCCACGAAAGCGGCGATCCCCATGCCACCGCCGACGACCGCAGTTCCTCGATTACCTTCTGGCGATCACGATTGGGCGCATACTCGGCGGCTCCTACCTTCAGCACTGCTCCGGGGCTGTCAACCCAGATGAACCGGGGTGGCGCAAGGTCTAACACGAAGCCATAGACCTGGCCTATGGCACGTTCCACACGAGCCTCGTCGATCGGTTGTTCCAGGACCTCTGACAACAACCGATCCCGAGACGCATGTACGTGTGCCCAAGACTTCTCTGAAAGCTCGGACACCATGGTCAGTCCGCCACTCGCGCCAGTTCGGCACCATAGGCGACCTGGCCATACACAACCCAGTCACCCTCGGAGAATGCGACCGAGCCGTGTTCGCCGGTGTGGGTCAGCACCGCCAACCCGCCGCTGGGCACCGACAGCAGACCATAGTCAAACCGGCTGGTCACGTCGCCGGGGACAAATATCGCACCGGAATCGGACTGGAGGATGTGGGCGTTGCGTTCGGCATCGCCTTCCACCACCTTGTAGCCTCGCCCGCCCAGCGGCAGCCCCTTGCGCCTGATGGTGTTGGCAAGACCATCGGGGTCGGTCCAGCGACCAATTCGACGCAGGCCATCAACCGAGACCACGATCACGTCGCCCTGACGATGGCCGGGACGCTCGGCCGTAGCCGAAATCACCGGCACCTCGGCCTGGGCTTCCAAGTGGGGAGGAATCTGGACTCCTACCCGCTCTGCAGCTTCTGCAAATGTAAGCATTGCTCTTCGTACCTTTCTATTTGTCAAGGACTGATTGTCCATGAATCCAAAACTCCATTGTGACCATTCGTTGTGATTTGCAGATGCCCCCCGGTTTCATTCCGGTGAACCTCGATTTCCAGCCAGTTGTATTGGCTAGTCGCCACCACTGTCTCTGGACCACTGCCAGTCGGCCGTAGCCGGGATGCCCCACCCGACACCACATACGTCACCCCACTTTGTGGCGTCATGCGTTGGTAGTCGTGATCATGTCCGGCCAGCACCAGATCTACGTCCCCATAGGTCTCCAAGATTGGCCGCAAATCCTGCAACCAACTCGTGGAGCCGTGGTCTCCGTAGCTGAGCAGCGGATGATGCATCGTGACAATCACCCACTCTTCACTGGCCCCCTGCAAGGTGGTGGTCAGCCAATTCCGTTGTGCCGTGTCCATCTGGTTGCTGTTGAGCACGACCAGTCGTACACCAGCATCGACCACCTTGGTGTAATACAAGGCTGGCATCCCAAGCGCTTGCGCTTGGGATGCACCGAAGCCACTGTCCCAATCGTGATTGCCCAGGGCGGCCCATAGGTCCGCGGTGGCCAGTACCGGTGCGAACGGGTTCCACAGCACGTTCGGCAGTTGGGCCGGGTCCCCATTCTCATACACATTGTCGCCCAGCAGAAGCAGCGCGTCGAACGGGTCCGCTCCATGGGCGGCGTTCATGTCGGAGGCGGTTTCGGCGAGCGCCGCATTATCATCACCCGAGTCTCCCATCACCGCAATTCGATACGGCGTGTCTTCCACCGTCACAGTCCACGCCGGAGCATTGCTGCGTTGGTTGGCGGTATCCCATGCCCAAGTTACAATCTTGTAGCGTCCGCCTCGTAGGTATATCGGATCCGTCCAAAAGTGCCCATGCAGATCTCCCAAGCCATTTGCGGACACATGCTGTGGCACAAATCGAGTACCCGTTGGCTGCCACGTCGAACCGTTCCACCACAAGCGTCGGTCAACATCGCGCAATGTAACCTTGAATCGGTCAATCCCGACATCGTCGAATGCGTCTCCGGAAATGGTGAACCAACCTGGCCATCGGTAGTCAGCACACATTTGTGTGCCGCACTCATACATCGGAGACCAGGTTGCCACATCATGCGGAGGATTGTCCACCTGAGCTTCTGATCGTTCCGACCACAACCCGATAGCCATCAGCACTATCACCACGATGGTTATCACTGTGGCCATTATCTTGTGTTCACGTCTCATCTGTTGCTCCTTGCGTTGTTGCTGATGCAATCACTTGCTGTTCAAATCGTCTCTTGGCCCCCAACCGAGAGCGCGTGCGAAACCGTTTGTCCAGCCCTGCCAACCTACACACATGACACACCCGGCATAGCGGCACGTCGCCCCCATCTGTCATAGGGAACCACAGGACATCATCGTGTCCATGGCAGTTCTGGCAAGGGGTGTTCATAACTCGCCCCCGTAATGATCCACAATTTCCCAAAACCGCTGATCGGTCTGGGACCGATGGTCGATGCGGCCCTGGTAGGGCCAGAGCGCGTCGGTGATCAAATCAAAATTCCATTCTTCCCCCACACCAGCATCATCAATCATCATCGGATACCCCCCGGCCGTATTTCTTTCCCATGCGCGCGAACCGATAAAACCCTGCAGGCAACCGGATCAACGCGTCCCCAATCATGACATGAGCCCCCTCATTTAACTGCACACCTGGACCTATCAACTCGACTCCGATAAAACCCTCATCTTCCGATACCCACACAAACGATGGCGATACCCTGTCTAGATCATCGTTGTCCCATTCTTCCCCCACACCAGCATCATCCATATCCATCGGATGCTATCTTCTCATGTACAAGGTCCACCGCATACACCCATTCACGACGCCTAACCATCAGAAACCGTCCTTTCCTTTCTGGGGCGCGCCATGTCCGTTAGCACTTCCCTTGTCATGGCGCGCCCCGTAGTTGGGTGACCGGTGCCATAAGTTTGTTGAGCCTTGTTCAGCCACTCCCGACCAGCGTCAGTGATCTCCACCCACGGCTTGATTCGCACGAACCGGTCGTCGCTGTTCCAATCCCATTGGATCTCTCGGACCACCAGCCCACGCTGAGCCATGGTCGCAATAGCTCGCCAGTCCCGGTTGTCTGGCTCCCAGTCTGGATCCTGTTCCAACTGGGACAAGATGGCCATCATGCGCGTCGGCGGACGCCCGCGGCCGCGCTGGCCAGATGTGCGACGGGGTGCTGAGCTAATCGTCGGTGTCCTTTCGTTCAAACGAGAACTTCAGGTTCAGACCCAAAGCCTTCGCGTATCGGTGTATGTTGTCAAGCCGGGGGATGTGTTGTTCGGTCTCCCATTTGTAGATCTGGGTATGTTGGGTCATGCCCATCTTGGCTGCCATTTGTCTGAGGCTTATTTTTTGCCTCTTGCGTTCCGCCACCAATGCTCGTATGAGCGATCGCCACGACTGTATTCCCTGGTCCGGCATTATTGTGTTCCTATCATGATAACAGACGGTATAGGTTTATGGTAACAGATTTGCAACGCAAATGCGACCAATGTGGCGGCCCGCGCCCATCCGGGTCGCGGCGATTCTGCAGTCGTTCCTGTGGTCAGAAATACAATCGGACCGAGCGCGAAGAACTCACCCTCCTCAATACCATCGCCGGACCCATAGCCGACAGCCCGCTCGACTATCACCAGTACATAGCCACCAACTGGCCCGAGTTGATTGCTGATGGCAACAACACCCGCGCTCACGCTGCCCTGGCGTGCAAGGTTGACAAGTCCCAGATAACTCGCTGGCAGAAAACATGGGAACGTGAGGTGGTGGCCGCTCGCAACCTGATGCCGGTCGATACCGAGGATCCTGAGACTCTCGCACCCAAATGGTTTCAACGGCGCTTGTATGAGACTGAACCATTGACGGATACCGAACTGGATATCCTGGTCGATGCTTTCATCGGATTCCGGGATCTGTGTTTCCGAACCGACCGGGGGGCCAAGTTCATCACCAAGCCGTTCCATGCCCGCTGGATTCGCCAGTTGTTGATCACCATCTCCGAAGGATCCCGAGCGGTCATCCTGTCGCCTCCGCGTCACGGCAAGACCGAACTGCTGGTCCATTTCTGCGTGTGGTTGATCATCATGAACCCCAACATTCGCATCATGTGGATTGGAGGCAACAGCGATATCGCCAAATTGTCGTTGGGGGCAGTCAAAGAGCACCTGCAATTCAATCATGTGCTGCGGCGCAACTTCCTACCCGAAGGCCAGGACTGGGTACCGATGCGCAACACCGGCAAGAACTGGGCATCGGATACGTTCACAGTTGGCAATCGGACCATCACCGGCATTCGGTCCACCACCATGACCGCACTCGGTCGCCGCGGCAAAGTGCTGAGCCGTGACGCCGACCTGATCATCGGCGACGACATCGAGGACCAGATGTCAACCCAATTGCCTCGCGAGCGCGAACAGACTCGCATGTGGGGCATCACCCAGTTGTCGTCGCGCAAAGAGCCTCACACCGGAGTGGTGTGGATCGGCTCTCGCCAGCATGAGGACGATTTGTATCACCATCTGCTGGGCATCGACACCTACACCCGCATTGTGGAAGAAGCTCATGATCAGATGTGCGAGCTGCCAGAGGATGCGGGCGACGATGTTCACACCGACTGCGTGCTGTTCCCGGAAAAGAACCCATATTCGTGGCTGATGGAAAAGCGCAACGAGGCCGAGGTGATGGGACAGCCGCATCTGTTCCAGATGGTGTATCTGAATCGAGTGATCGGCACCGGGGTGACGGTGTTCACCCGCCCCATCGTTGCTGCTTGCCACAACCCGGACCGTTCCATGCGCGATTACCCGCGTGACTACTCATTGATCGCAGGGTTGGACCCAGCCCACACCGGATACCAGGCGGCCTTTCTGTGGGCGGTCAAGTTCAACGAATCCGGTGAGCCGCATTTGGTGATGGTTGATATCGACAACAGCCCGGGTGGAGGGGCAGGCAAGGCCCTCAACCAGATTCGCAACTGGTATGACGAGTACAAATGCCATGAGTGGGTGATCGAGGAGAACTTGCTGCATGGCGGCGTTCGCAAAGACCCTCTGATCATGGACTACTGCGCCCTCAAGGGAATTGCGCTGCACCGGCATCGCACCGGCCGTGAGAAGATGGACAACAAGTACGGGGTGACCTCGATGGTCAACATGATGATCGCAGGCCAGATCGAGCTTCCCACCGGGGATCCTGATTCACAGCACAAGGTGCGGGTCTATACGCGCCAGTTGCTGGACTTCGGTGCCAAGGCCAACACTGCGTATGGGCTCAAACATGTGACCTCTGACTTGGTGATGGCGTCCTGGTTCCCCATTCCACGCATCAAGGCGCTGGCTGATGAGATCTATGAGATGACTCACCAAGACCACAGTTCCATGTTCGATGACGTACAATGGACAGAAATGCCCGACTCCCCCTGGGGTAGCTAGCCCATGCCATCCAAAACCAAAGCGTTGGAACGTGCAGGAGCGTTACGCACCAGTCCTAACCAGGAGAATCGTGAACGCATTCGGCGCATCATTGCGGGCGGGCCCGATGCGCTCCGCGCCATATGGGGGGAGGATTCAGAGATTGGGATGATGCGGGATATTCCTGCGCCCAACCTGATCATCTCATCACTGAAACGATTTGCTCAACGGGCGGCCACGGTACCCAAACCCAAAGCGGTGCCGCTCAAGGACACCCAAAAGAGTCGCGATGCCGCCGAGAAGAAGGCGCGCATCATTGCCGGGTACGACTTCGCGGCTCAGATGGAAGCCTTTGCCAAGATCTGGTTCCGCTGGTATCCGGTGTATGGGATCACCGGGGCAACCGTTCGCCACCGCGAACATGGCGGTCGTCCCTATCCGCAACTGGAGGTGTTCAATCCCTACGACACCTATGCCAGTTGGACCCAGCCACATGAAGATCCCACCGAGATGGCGGTGTTTCGGCGGATCGCCACCAGAGACCTGCATGAACGATTCCCCCAAACGGTGCCGCGCAGCCAGGGTCGCCAGGGAGCGGTGCTGCTGGGCCAAGGCGCAGACCGTGGGGTATCAGAGATCTTGGAGTATCACGACCGATCCGGCTGGGTGCTGATTCATCCTGATTCCGAACAGCTCCTGGCCTCATGGGAGAACCCCTTCGATGTGCCAGCCTTCATCGTGTCCAAGGCTCCCAGTGTGGAAGATGTCCAATCCGAATATCATCATGCGATCGGCCTGCTGGGCCAGTTGGCCAAGTTCTATGTGCTGGGCGCTCAGGTGATGCAGGATGCCGCCCACGCCGAGACCAATGTGTTTGGAGAGATGGTGCGTGGCAAATATGCCTTCGGCCGACGGGTGGTGAACTACATGGAACAGGGCACCAAAGTCGAGAAGCCCAATACCAATCTGCCGTATCAGTTCCTGCAGGAAACCGACCGGATCGAGCGACAGTTCCGCAATATCGTTGGTTACAGCGTGCAGGAAGATGGCATCTCGCCCAACTCGTTCGTCACTGGACGCGGCCTTGACAGCCTGGGGGCAGCGGCAGGCAACACTGCGCTGGAAGCCCAGCAGGTGTTCGGTGAGTTCTTGCAGTCGGCCGACCGGCTGCGTCTCAAGTGGGATCAGCATTTCTATCCCAACATCACCAAGCAGATCCCCGGCCAAACCGAAACCTATCGCGCATCAGAAATCGACGATGTTGATAATTCTCGCCGCGAGTTCGCATTGCTGTCACTCTACGATGAGCCACAGAAGATCATCATGGGCCTGCAGTTGCTGCAAGCCGAAGCGCTCGATGTCGAGACCTTCCAGGAGAACCTGGCCAACCTGCCGGATTCGTCACTGATCAACAACCGCCGTACCCGCATTCGCGCCGAGGACGGAATGATGGCAACGGTAGAAGCCGCTGCTCAGGCGTTGGACCCCAGGGCCATGGAAGTATTGTCACAACTGATGACCGAACCGCAGAATCGAACCAATATTTTGCAAGAGTTCGTGGCACAGTTGGCCGAAACTGTCAATACCCAGATGGGAGCACCGGTGGGCGAAAACCCGATAGCTAACGATGATTTCGGTACAGTTCTGTCACGGCTCACACCGACCGGAGTTGAATCCGGTTCCCAAGTAGTAGCCCCGTTCTAAGGAGACACAAAATGGCAACAGCCAAGAAACCGGCCCCCAAGAAGGCTGCGGCCAAGAAGGCCCCGGCCAAGAAGGCCGCCCCAGTCGAGAAAGAAGTAGAGACAATCGAGACGCGCGAAGTGGTGGTGGATGCCTATCGCGAATATGTGGCTATCGACGGGTCGCGCTTTGGAGCGCTGGCAGGCGATACGGTGACGGTCGATGTGCGCGGCCGGGTGCTGGCGCACACTCCCGGCACCGGGACGACCCATGAGTTCAAGGACCAGGGTCTGCCGTTGCGGATCGAGCTTGATAAACCAGGGGTCTACGGTGTGACTCGCTATGTCGAACTCGACCTGCCCAATGGATCCAAGCTTGGTGTCCCACCGTTCTGCCGCATCACGTTCAAGGACGGCGTGTGCGATTACGAGCAGTTGACCCACAAGCAGTACGCCGCGGCGAATCTCAAAGAGTTGTGATAGCGAGGAATTGTGGCACGACGATCACGAAACGGACCGCGGCTGCCAGATCGGCCCGTCTCCGACTTCCATGGCCAAACTCAACAGCTAGAACAGATAGCGGCTGCTGGTCGCGGCACTGTTGGGCCGGGGGCTGCTGCTCAGTTCGCATTGGCAGATCGGCCGCGTCCGGCTCCCGACCCGTTTGGACCTACCACTAGACCTCAGGAACCAGTCAGCTCTGGAATCAATATGGGACCGGGGGCAATGGGCCCGGATCCGAGTGCTGACCTCGACCTCGCTATCGAGCTGGCCTATCAGAAGTTTGGGTCGCCCACTCTGCTGCGATTAATGAGAGCCCGACGCCGTGGCGGTCGTTAATTTCAACAACATCGCCTGGGAAGAAGATTATGCGACCAATCAACGGCTGGACGTATTGCGACGGCGTGCCCTCAGTGGGCAGATAAGCCAGGACACTGCTGACCGCATCTCGCTGATGGTCGAGATGTATCCGCAGATCGAACCGGACGCCACCGTGGCGCTGGCCATGGCGGGAGTCGATCCCAAATCGCCGGAGATGATGTCGCTGGCTTACGAACATCTGGACATGATCGTCGGTGATCAGGTCGATTTGTATCAGCAACTGGAGGCAGAAGGCGGCGGGGGGGTGCTGAAGTCGGTTGTGCGCACCGCCTTTTTAGGGGCCAACGCGTTCTTTGACATGGTTTCTTCAGCGGGCCGCATCGGGGTGGGATTGGCCGACGAGCTGACCGACGACACGCCGGGAGTGAGGCTGCGCAAGATCATTTCCGAGGGATGGAATAGCCCGGCCCAGGATGCCCTGTTCCAGATGGGGCGTCAGTTGCGCGGCGGCGGCCGAGTCAATCTGGGGTCGGGCTTCATTGCTGAATCACAAGGCAGCGAGTTGTTCTCGCAATATTTAGCTCAACTGAACGTAGACGAACAGCGCGAGGGCGAGAGCTTTACCACAGCCCGCGACCTGGTGACCGCCTCGTTCGGTGAACCGATCACTGCACTCAATGCGTATCGCAACCAACAAGTGCTGCTCAACGACCAGCCATATTCGCCAGGCCGACTGGTCGGGACGCTTGTGTCCGAGCCGATGAACCGCATGTCGGACTTGATGGAAGAACAACTCGGTTTCGGGATACCGGACCCGCTGGGCTTTCGCCGTGATCAAGTTGACAGCCCGCCATGGAAATGGGCCCCAGATTGGATGCCGATCAACAGCGGCTTTGATGTTTTGACCGGGCTCACGGACGCATGGTTGCGAATAAGGACTGATCCCGTTAATCAGGCGATGAAGGTGAGGGCTGCCACCAAACGGGCAGCGACCAGTGTGGCTCCTACCACCCGGTCGGTGAGAGTGCCGGGAGTGATCCCCGGTACCACCCGCAAGGTGCTGGAGATCCCAGGGGTGGATGACTTGCGACGGGCAGATCCCGGGGGCCGAGTCTCCGAATTTTTACATGTGCTCAAAAACGAGACTTCACAGCAGCGCATCATGCAGAACCCGTTCTTGCGCAACCTGCATCCCACCTTGCAGCGACAAATCGCCAACACCAGCGATGAGGACGAGATCTGGCGGCTTCTCACCCGCAGTTTCCCTGACCAAGGCATTAGCAACCCGTTCTTGGGAGTGATGCAACCCAAGGTGCCGTGGGTACGCTCGGGTGGCATCAAGTCCAGGATCGCCCAACAGGTGGTGCGAGCCAGAGAAGGATCGCTCGACGATGCGGCCAATGCCGAGTTGTTTGGCGTGCGAACGGCGCTGCGCCGTACTGCCGAACCCAATTCACGGCTGTTGCGGGCCGCATCAGATGTGCCGCACGTTGACGCACCTGCCAACGATATGGTGACCACCCTGCGCAACTTGTCGGACGCCGCTGGCTTCTATGGATTCGACGATGCCAATACCAACCGCATGTTGGGCTTCATCGAGGACAACTTTCGTGATGGCCATATCAGCCCGGTGATCTTGCGGCATGTCATCAATGGATCGAAACGGGCGATTGATACCGGGCTGGAGATTCTGGAAAACGGCACCATGGACACAGCCCAGCGTCCGTTGATCATGACAGTGCTGGAGAGGCTTCGTACCTACATTGATCAGCAGAAGGCGCTGGACAAGGTATTTGAAGGACCTCTGAAAACTGATACCAGCCGAGTAGTCAGGATCATGGACGGCTGGGCGGTCCCAGACATCGAGGTGCCCCAACTGCTCGATGAGTTGAGGCGGCTGGTCAACGAGACTCCCATGGCTGAGAACTTCGTCCGGGAGATGGAAGACGCCTTCACCTTGATCGACCTCAGTTTGCGCACCGGCCGGACGCTCAACGACACCCGCTGGGGCCATATTCCCAAGGTGTGGGATGAAATGGACCGCTGGCTTTCCAGCCAAGGGGTAAAGGCTCCTGAGTTCCGCGACGCCATCCGCAAGAGTTACTTCGATGACGATGCCGACGATCTGGTCAGGTCGCTGGGCCATAGCGCATTCGACCCGCTCAATCCCAACGCGGTAGCAGGTTCGGAGTTGGAGACACTCAACACTGCGGTGCGGGCGGCGGCGGCGCAAACTCCGAGTGCCCGGCTGCCCAACTTTGCCGAAATGAATCGGGCAGTGTCCAAGTTCACCAAGTTCGAGGATGAGCTGCGAGCCCTGGCAGCAATCAAAGGCAAGAAGAACCCGTTCACCAAGGGGCGGATGGAGGAAGTCTTTGATTTATATACCCAGACGGTGTTCAAGCCACTGACGTTGGGTCGCCTGGCGTGGACGGTGCGGGTGGTGGGTGATGAGCAACTGCGCATGGCAGTGGATGGCCGCTTGTCCATGTTCAACCATCCGATCAAATATTTCTCGCTGGTGATGCATCCGGCCAACCGTACCAAGCGGATGCTGAGCCTGCTGGACGAGTCGCCGGTCAAGGCCGTGGATGAGTTCTTGGATACCATGTCCAATTCGGCCAACAACTTGTTGGGAACCAACCGCACGCAGCCCCGGATCTTCGAGTTCAGGACCCTCGACGACACCACTCCGGCCCGCTTTCATGGAGGCCGCGCCGCCATGATGGATGATCTCCATCGTGATGATTTGGTGCGTGTGTTGGCGGCGAATGGTGGCGACGAAGAGCTGGCATATGAGTGGCTGATGTATGACCCAGCGGGACGTAAATATCTGAACCAGGCAGCTCAGTCTCGATATGGCCGTGCTCTGGTGGATCCGGCTGTGGCACAACGGAATCTGGGGACCAATGTGCCGTATGCCGATGACATTGCCAAACGATTGCTGATCAACCAAAAGAATGGTGTATTGGCCCAATACACCGGAGGCCGGTTTTCTCATCGCGACGACGCCCTGAAGCTTGCCGAGAGACAACGACGGCCTCAGAACCCATTGGAGCCGCAGCCGCGGCTTCCGGCCGAGGCCCGGTTCGTCAGCGTAGAGCACAATCACGATATGGGTTCCGAGAAACTTCGGCAACTGGTGGCTACCGGAGAATTGGATGGGGTCAACATCAATCACCTGGATCGCATTCGACATCCGATAATGACTCAGGAACGGCGTCTGGCCAAACTGCTCGAAACCGACTATCCGCAATACTCCCCCAACTCGGTCAGGGTGGCCACCTTGCCGGTTGGCCTCAAAGAACGTTGGGACCGTGGGGTCAATGGTATGTACCGCGCCTTGATGAGTTCGCCTACCAATACGTTGTCACGTTCGGTCATGTGGCGGGATGTGTATGAGGAGACCTACGCCTCACTCATCAACGATGTGGCCGACCTGTCTCTTGACGACTTCAATGCGATTCGCAACCGGATGACGATTCATCATGGCAAGATGGAATACGCCCCCACCGGATCTGGGGCGCTCAGCCTGGAAGGGCTGGAAGATGTGGCCCGCATCAAGGCCATGCTCCAGACCAAGGATCTGCTGTACGACCTGTCCAAGCAGAATACGGCGATGAACGGACCGCTGATGCGGAACTTGATCGTGTTCGGAGATGCCTATCTGGAGGTATTCAAGGCGTGGGGCGCTAATTTCGCCAGCAACCCTCAAGCGATTCGGACTGGGCAGATCCTGTATGAGGGAGCGCAGCGCAATGGCATCTTCCGCCCGGATCCGTTGACCGGAGAAGAGGTGTTTCTGTATCCGGGTGGCGAAGTGCTGGCCGAGTTGTTCGGCCTGCCGGACAACATCGACTTGCAGCTACAAGGCAAGGTCAAGAACCTGAACATGATCGGTGGGATCTTGCCGCCGTTTGGCCCAGCGTTGCAGGTATCGGCCTCACTGGTGCTACCGGATGTCCCTGGTTTCAACTGGATCAGAGATGCGGTGCTGCCATTTGGCGCAGTGGGAATGGTCGAGGCGGCAGTCCCCCTGCCGTCATGGCTGGAAAAGCTGACAGCGCTGGTAGACGAAGATACGCCGTTGGCCAATCAACAGTATGCGGCGATTAAGGTGGAAGTGTTGAGACATATGGCATTGGGGCAGGCACCGGGGGAGCCGCTCACCCAGGATTTGTTTGATGAAGCGGCTCATGCTGCCGAACAACTGTTCGTAATCATGGCGCTGTCACAATTCATGGCTCCGACCGGCCCCGATGCCCGGTTCCAAGTGTTGGTGCGCCGTGATCAAGAGACCGGCGAGCCCATTATTGCTGAACCAGAAGATGAACAGAAGCTGGCGATCGAAGAACACCTGTGGACAATCCAAGCGATGTCCTCATGGTATCGCAAAGCAGTGCAGAACACCGGCTCGTACACGGCGGCCACTCAGCAGTTCCTGAAGTATTTCAACCTCGATCCAATAGTTGCCAGTCTGGCTACCACTCGTGAATCTCAGCGGGCTCATCGGACCCGTGCTGGGGTGGTATGGGAACAGAAGAACAAAGACATCGTGAATGATTATCCCCAGACTCAATCCTACATAGTGCCTGACCGCCCAGGAGATCCATTCGATGCAGCCGCTTGGCAGCGGCAATCTGAGTCAGACAATGTTCAGCGACGCGATGTCGAGACGTGGTTTTATGTTGCCAATGATTTTCTGGCGCGCCGAATGTATCACGAGGCAGAGCGACAGGCCAAGGCCATACGAGATAATGGAGCGATTGATACCGCCACCATGGACCGGGCGTTGACGCAATACAAATGGCAACTGCAAGAAGCGTTCCCGGGTTATATGCGAGACAACGAACCGGCGGCCATACCATACGGATACAGCGAGCGCATTCGCGAACTTTATGAGTGGGTGGCCGACCCGAGGCTGGAGAACTACGAATCAACTACAGGGTTGCGGCTGTACCTGCAAGCCCGAGACGCGGTGGTCAATGAGCTGGTGGCCAATCGCTCTTCCGGCAGCGGTCGGTTCGATTTACGCACTACCCTCAAAAGTGAAAAGAACCAGGACTTGCAGCAGTATCTTCGCATGGTCGGTGAAGCAGTGATTCAGCAGTATCCACAGTTCGAGTCTGTGTATCTAAACCTTCTACAACAGGAAGCTGACCCGTTACGATGAGGCAGACATGGCCAACGGCGACGTAGAGTCTGAGCCCGCAGGTAATATCGCAGATCGACAGGCCCAAGTGGCTGGTGCTATCGGCGGCGAGCCCTTGGTTCCCAATTCGCCCATCGGCCCGCAAAATTTCAACCTCGACCTGGACGCACTCAATCAGCCGGTACCCCTGGGGCTGGAGGGCATGGTTGAGGGTTTTGACACTGAGGACCCGAACCGGGTATTGCGCCAAAGGGGTACCGACATCCCGGTGGATGCCTTCATGTTCTACGAGCAAGACGTGCTGGACCTGCTGCGCGGCCTCAATGGCCAGCAGATGTGGGATCTGCAGCGTCAGTTGGTCGGCCAGGGCCTGCTCGACCCCGAAGAGGCGCTGACCGAACGCGGCCATTGGACGCTGGGCGGCCCCACCATGGTTGGCCTGGTGCGGATGATGGAATGGGCCAACCAACAGATCCGAGAGGTGTCGCCGTTCGAGGTACAACAACGGCAACGCGTCCCCAACCCTGATTGGCCACATCCGATGGATGTGGTAGACAAGAAGTGGACTCCGGTGTTCAATCCGAACACAATGGACCCGGTGCCCCCTGAGCCCCGGATAGGCCGATCATTGGGTCACGGCGTCAAACTGGCCGCCTTGCAAGAGGCCATGAATATGCGCTATGACATGGTGCGATCCAACCGTGAGCAACTGCTGAAGCTGGCAGAGGCTCCCGGCCCTGAGGACATAACACCCATTCCCAACAAGCGACAGATGGTCGAGACCGCCAAGGAGCTGTTCAGCCGACGATTGGGACGAGCGCCGCGGCCGGATGAACTCCAGGACATCGCCAAGGTGTTGTCGGCTGCATATGAGAAGCAGTGGCACGCCGAGTTGGCAGAACAAACCCGGTTGTTCCAAGAGGATCAAGAGCGGATCATGGGCGGACCCGAGGCGCTGCTGATGCAAACCGACGATGTGCCTGGACCCTGGGACGAGGCGGACGAGCCCGTTGCTGCTGGGGCGCAGTGGCTGACCCCACCTGACAGGGTCACTCCCACCGTGGCCCCGCAAGCACCCGAGGACCGCCTGGACCAGTACATCGCCAATATTCGGGCAGGCGAGCTGCGTTTCAATGATTATGTTGCTGCCAATGAAAGCCGTCGAGGCACCATGTTGGGCCTTCTTACACGATCAATGAGGCCATGATGACTACTGACACTGCATCCAAACTGTCGGCGGTGTTTGATGAGATGTCACGCAAGATCGCCGGGGGTGAACGAATGCCACTGGGAGAACGTGCCCAGTCCTATACCTTTGGGCTCCCAGAGGTATCAGAGGGACTGAACGCCAAGGAGCGCCAACTGTTCGAGGGCCTGCCTGACCAGGCGGGCATGGCAGCGGACCTGGATGAGTCCCAGCAGACCTCGCTGGGCTTTACATTGACCGAAAATCGTCGTGGCAGTTTGGCCTGGGGCGGATACGCCAACGGACGAATCCCAGAAGAGGCACTGGAGCCGCTGACAATCGGTGGGCACATGTTGGAACGCAAGGCCGCCTTTGCCTTTCATGCCATGATGGCTGCCGCGGCAGCCGATGGGGTGAAGATCAAACTGTCCTCATCGTATCGGGACTATGACGCCCAGGTCTCCATCCGCAAGCGCAAGGGCCATAAGGTGGCAACCGCCAAACCGGGTACCAGCACCCATGGTTGGGGCCGGGCCATTGATGTATCGGGAGCAGCCGCCCAACGGTGGATACAACTCAACGGCAGCCGCTTTGGCTGGGTATGGCCGGATTGGGCTCAACGAAAAGGCACCAAACAGTATGAGCCGTGGCACTTCGAGTTCCGCGGGTCCGTCAGTGGTGCCCCGTTGCCGGTCGGCCGCGACGTTATGCAACCGCAGCGGCAACAGGGGCCGCGATCGGACTTTCAAGAGGGCGGAGCGCGACAACGATTGGGCCTTGCCGGGGGAGCATATGGTCAGGGAGTCGGCACGGTACCACTGCCGGTGGGATCGTCAAACCCTGATGAGTCCGATTGGCTGGGGCTGGAGTCGCGCCATGGAGTCGGCCGGGGAGAGAGGGAGAACCTCTGATGGCTATCGAAGAAGATATCGGCCCGGTGCCGGAGCGGCCACGACCGCGTGTACCAAATCCGGCCGAGGAGCGCAGCGTAGGGACAGGAGTCAATGAACCAGGATCACCAGCCAATGTCGAACCCGTTTATACCGCTCCCAACACCAACGTGCCCAACATACCAGGCGAACATGAGGTGTGGCGCAACACCGATACCGGCCAGGTACTGGTCGTCATCTATATCCCCGATACCGATATTCCCCTGGTGTGGGATGTTCCCGAGCATCTGTGGCGCGACGTATTCCAGGATGCAGGCGGTGTGGAAGCAGTGGTGGGAAGCAACAATTACACCACGCAGCAAATCCTGGCAGCGGGAGCCATTGACGGCGGCTCCATTGCGGACTTTCCGATCGGTTCCGGGGCAGTGGAGCATCCATGGGACACCTTCATATCGAATTACGAGCTGGCGCGCAGGGTCAACCCGGCCCTGGATGACCCCGAAGTCCTGGCGATTCACTACATCGCCCACTTGGAAGGGCGCAATTACTTCCTGCCGGGGGAATACGAGAGCACCAATTACTACAAGACGCACACGATCGCAGAACAGGAATGGGCGCGTTTCTCGCTGACCAACCCGGCTGATGCTGCCCAGCAGTACAACGACGCCGTGCTGGAGACCGAACGCAGCCTCCGCCAGTTGGGCATCAGGGGAGTGTCGGCCGATGCCATCGAATACATTGCCAGCCGGGCGGTGTCGGGGCGCTGGTCCGAAGCGCTCATCGGCAACCAGCTTTACCTGTTGTCGGTGGGAGAGATGGACGGACTCGATGACGGTCTCAAAGCGTTGGTGGAGGGCACACTGCAGGCGTCCTCACAACTGGAGACCCAGCGCGGGGAGGTGCGGGCCATGGTCAATCAATGGCTGGGTCCGGCCGTGGCCGAACACTGGTCCGCCACCGAAGTGGATCGCTGGGCGCAGAACTTCATCAGTTCGGATGCGACCAAGGACGAGCTGACCGAGATCTTGCAGGACCAGCGACTGGCCCTGTTCCCCGACCAGACCAACCGAGAGGTCTCTTATGAGATGATGGCGCGCCCATGGCGCAGCGTGTGGGTCAATACGCTGGGAGAGCAACCAGACGAAACCGACCCGCTGTTCTACCAGTTGATCAAACAGAACGACATTGGCCAAGCCGAAACCTTGCTGCGAAAACGCGGCCTGGCTACCGGCAACACTGCGGTCACGACCGCGGCGCTGCGTGGCTTGCAGGCAGCGGCAGGGTCCGGCGTTAGACAGGCGGTCTCCTGATGGCACCGCGCGACACGCTGGCTGCTCATTTGGTTGAGATCTTCGGCTCTGAGATTCCGCTGAGTCCGGGCAACATAGATGCGCTGATCAATACGTTCTATGGGCGCGGAGCAGTCAACACCACCGGTCGCTTCACGCCGATGGAGATCACGATGATGAAGATGCACTTCAATGTGTACCGCGGCTCGGATGGGACCATTGACCCGCAAGCGGCCACCGACATCAATCGCTACCTACGCGGCCTGGGGCGAAGCGAGACATTCGACTTGGGAGCAGAGTTGACCGGGGGTCCGACCGACCCCAAGTTCGCCGTGCCCATCCCAGAACCGATCGCAGACCTGCCGAGCGAGCCAGTGGACTTCTACTCCGAGGCCATCAGGCTCTTCCCCGAGATCCCCGGCCCGCTGATCGACACCTTTGTTGACGAATGGTCGCGATGGGGTCCGGGCGGAGAGGGTCTGGCCTGGCGCGCAGTGCGCGACGATCCCCTCTATGAGCAGTATTTCCCCGGCAACCTGCGGCCCGATGGCACACCGCGGATGTCAGAGGCGCAGTATGCAGCCACCATGGAGGGCTACAAGGAGGTGTTGAGGGGCGTCGACATCAACCCCAGTGATCCGATTATCCCGCGTGACCGACTGGTGCAACTGATACAGGGCGATGTGTCGGTGGATGAGTTCTACGACCGAGTGGCTCTGATGCATCGGCGGGTAGTGATGCGCGCTCCTGAGGTGCAGCGGTTGTTCGCTGAGCATCGAGGCATCGGAGTCTCGCCCCATGCTCTGTTGGCGGTCAGTCTCAACCCGGACCTGAATGATGCTTTGCTCAACGAGGAGATAGACATCGCCCAGATCCGGGCATCGGCCGAACGCCACGGATTCAATCTCGGGTTCTCCGGGGTGCAGGGATTCGTCCGCCGCGGCCTGGATGTGCAGACCGCTTCCAGACAGTTGGCGGCTGCTGCTGGGGTGATGCCTGCCCTGTCCGGTGCGGCCCGACGCCAGGGAGTCGACGTGGGGGTCACAGATTTCCTCAACGCCGGGCTGGGGGATGCAGATCCCATTCGTACCATCAACCGGGTGACGGCCACCGAGCTGGCCTCCAACATCCGTGGCGTTCGTTTCGGCGCTCATCAGCGAGTGCGATAAATCACACGCTTGTCATTTGGCCACTGTATAATCCGACTCGGTGAAAGCGCCTGGTCGTCTCGGCCATCACCCTAGAACCAATAGAGACGACGGGAAGCAAGGTCTGAACTTGCAGCTCTTTCCCTTCAGGCACAGAGCACACGGCCAGGAAGCCCCGCTTCGCTGACTGGTTCGTGCTGTTGTCCCAGAGGCGGCGATTCCACAGATCGCCCCCAATCGCGTGGGTAATCGTTAATCCATGGGGAGAGAGAAAGAGGCATTTCATGTCTGATGATGACACAATCACTGATTCTGACGAAGCGGAAGATTCGACCAACGAGGATTCCGAGTTCGTCAAGCTGCGCAGGCACGCCAAGAATCAACAGAAGTTGATTGACGAGCAGGCAGCAGCGCTGAGAGCGTATCGCAAAGCAGAGACCGAACATCTGTTCGCAAACCTTCTCGGGTTAGCGCCAGGCCAAGCCATAACGGGACCAAATCGGTTCATGGTTGATGCCTACGATGGTGAACCCACCACCGAGGCCATCAGCCAGTTCATGCTTGATCATGGAGTAGCTCCGGCAACCAAGGAGCTGCAAGACACGATTGCGGCGCAGCAGACCATTGATACTGCCACTTCTCTTTCGATTGAACAGCCACCCGGTCAGCCCACTTGGGAGGAGCGAGAAAAGGCTGCGAGAGAGTCCGGTGACATCGAAGCCGAGATTGCATTGCAGTTCGAGAAGCTCTCCAAGAAGGGTTGATCACAACCTAGAAGGAGAAAACGATGGCCAAGGTAGCGGCCATTGAGCTGACGTTCAATGGACCGAACTTCGTTGGTCCTCTGTTCAACATCACACCGACCGAGACCAAAACACTCTCGATGATCGGTGGATTGACGGGTGGAACTCCAACCTATGGCACTGAGTTCTCATGGCAGACGGAAGTGTTGGCAGCCGCCGCACAGCCGTCCATCATTGAGAATGCCGCCTTGGTCAATGAGTTCTACGACCGAGCAGAGGTATTCAACACCACACAGCCGTTCGTGTACGCCGTCGAGGTGTCGTATGAGAAGATGGCTGCCACCCAGGCGCTGGGTATTCCTGGCACTGATGCGGTATCCAGAACTCAGGGCACTCAGCCGGTCACGAACGAATTGCAGCATCAGACGATGCTCAAGCTCAAGCAGATGGCTCTCGATGTCAACTACACGTTGATCAACGGGACATATGCCAACCCCACGTCGAACACGGCCCGCAAAACGCGTGGTCTGCTGGTGGCAATCACCAGCAATACCACGGCGGCGGCCGGTGCGACGTTGGACAAGGCGCTGGTTGATGGCATGTTGCTAGAGGCATGGACCAATGGTGCTCCACTCCCGGAGGACCGGACCGTCATCCTCGTCAATGGCTTTCAGAAGCAGAAGATTTCTGAGGTCTATGGCATCGCTCCTCGGGATCGCAATATCGGCGGTCTCGACATCGACACCATCGAAACCGACTTCGGTCGATTCGGTGTGGCGCTGGAGCGGCACATGCCGACTGATACCGTGTTGCTTGCCGACTTCTCGGTGCTGGACACACGTCACCTTGTCGTTCCTGACAAGGGCGTGGTGTTCTACGAGTCGGTCGCCACGGCGACGCCGTCGGAGCAGGGAATGCTGTGGGGTCACATCGGGCTCGAATATGGTCCCGAAGTGAATCACGCCAAAATCACCGGTCTGGCTACCAGCTAAGCCGGTTGACATAACACGCAGCCCCCTGGGCCTTCGGGCCTGGGGGGTTACGGAAAGGACACAACGATGGCTCTAGCCAGCGGGATCTTCCCCGACACACTGGAGCAGATTCTTGATCCCACTCAGGCGGCCGTGAACCTGGAAACGGCTGGGGTCAAAGTTGCCATGTTCAACGACACGCCTACACCAGATTTCGCGGCTCCCAATGCGTATGGATCGGGGATTTGGGCAACCAACGAACTGATATCTGGTGGGGTGTGGCCAACGGGAGGAGTGGCAGCCACCACTCCTGACGTGGACGTGGTGACGGTGGGCGGCACTCCCGCTTTGGCGTTCACGATGGCCAACATCGTGGCCGACCCGGTCACGTTCGTGAACGCAGCCGGGTATCTGATCTACTTTGACACCACCAGTCCCAAGTATGCGATTGCGTGCGTCCGGTTTCAGACTCTGCTCAACATCACGGCGGGTGCCCTGACCATTCCGATGCCTGCCCTGGGGGTCGGAGGAATCTTCCGAATCAACGCTTACTGAGGTAACAAATGGCTGAGCAGCATACCGCCTTTGGTGATGATGGCCAGGTCCACTATTTTGGGAAGGAGCCTGATTATTGGACCTCTCCGTTTTCCTCGCCGATTCTGGCTGGGGAGGGATCCCCTGACGGTGTAATCCAGGCCAAGGCCGGAACCATCTATATGCAGACAAATGGCTCCGTGCCAATCTGGTGGGCCAAAATCGGTGCGGATCCCTACAATCCCAACGGGTGGTTCATCGCCAACATTGGGGATGTCGACACCGACTCATGGGGTGAGGTGGTTGACAATGGTGATGGCACCTTCCAATTCGTCCCTCCACTGGGCACTCCGATCGTCACATGGGTGGGGACAGACACCGAAACGTTCAAGCCTGACGCCAACGGCGTAGTGCCTCTGCCGGACGCTTCCACTCCGCCAGTGGCGGCTCCTGCCGATGCGGCTGCGCTTTATGTCGAAGGGGGTACTTTCAAGATCTTTGACAATTTGACTCCCGATCCGTTGGTGGTAGGAGCGATTCGCACCGACACTTCTTTGCCTGCTGCGTCGGCGGCGCTTCGAGGCCAGCTCCGCGTCATCAAGGGCGCAGCGACGGTAGCCGATCAGGTGTATGCATGCTACAAGTTGGCTGATGACACATATGGCTGGCAGCAAATTGCGGGTCCGGGCACTGATGGGGTATATCACGTCGACGACTTCGGGGCCAAAGGCGACAACGCGACCGATAACACAGCCGCAATCGACGCGTGCATTACTGCTGCCGAGACTGCGGGCGATTTCAATATCGTCCAATTCGGTGTGGGGACGTATAAAACCGCTGGCAATGCGTACACCAATGTGATTCCTCGCGGCTTGGGCAGTTCTATTACTCGTATCAAAGGCACCTCCGGCCATAGCACCCTGGTGGATCTGGCCTTCTCAACGCCTTACGGCAACCAGACTCAAACCGGGCACACCAACGGGTGGACGTTTGCAATGACTGGTGGCGGGTTCATGATCGAGGGCGACGGGACTGCGGGGGCCACCAAGCACGGCATGAAGCTGTCGAACTGTACCAACCTGACGCTGAATGATGTGCAGGTGTTCGCAACCGGTGGCAAATGCTTGTGGCTGGATGGTCCCACCGGCCAATGCCACGCCAACACGTTCAACCATTTCGTCCTCAATCAGCCGGTGAGCGCATCCGCCAATGATGTTCCGTTCGTGCACGTTCAAGGGGTTTGCAACGGCAACACCTTCTCCGATATGGTGCTTCGGACTCCAACGAGCGGTGCGGGATCCGGTGACATAGGAGTATCAGGGGCGTTCTTAATCGAACGCGACAACACGTCGGGAACCGTTAATCCCAATCAAAACACAGTTGAACGGCTCAAGGTGGAAAACTTGAACATCCCGGCGGGAGTGGGGAGTTTTGTGGGGGTTGTGGTAATTGATGGAGGCGGCTCCAATGTGTTGCGAGACATATTTACATGGGATTTAAATAACAGTGGCGGCCGGTCTAACAACTGCATCGTGTTACTCAAGGACTCAAACGCATTGACCTATGACGATGGCAATAGTGTGGTGGGACAACTTCCAAGCTCTACTACCGCCGGGGTGGAGTACGGTATTCAAGTCGAAACGAACGGGAATTACATTTGGGGTCACCCCGGCACAAATGGGCGCACAGTACATATTGCTTCAGGGGCGGTAAAAAATGCTGTCGGCGTATTGGGCCGGGCGGAAACCACTGGTGGCGGTTTTCAAAATCCGGTGGTGGATGACGCTGCTGCCAACACGAATCTGATATTCAACCACCCAAACCAAGAATTTACGTTCGGTGGATTTGCAGACACGCAACTCACACTGATTACTAACTCGCCGGTCACCATTGCCGATCCGACCGGTGGGGCAACGATCGACGCTGAAGCGCGCACAGCAATCAACGCGCTGATTGATGCGCTTGAGGACAGGAACATCCTACGATGAGGCATGGGGCGCTGACGTTCGATGGGACCGCTGGAAACTATGCGAGCTATGCCAATACTGCTCCGGCAGGAGCGGACGTTATTGATCTGCGAGTCTTAGCGTCACTTGATGACTGGACACCTACAAGTGATAACGGAGTTTTAGGTGCAGTACAGAACAGATGTTACCTACGTATCAATGCGACAACTGGTATCCCTCAGATGGGGGTACAGCGCACCACGCTGATTACCGCCGCAGCGACCGTAGCTCCAACCGTCACTAACGGCAGTCGAATTTGGTTACGGTCACACCTAGTCATATCCACCGGCCTGTGTACGTTCTACACGTCAGACGAAATCGACCTGACCGGCCACCAAGCCGTGACGTGGAGCCAGCTTGGGGACGTGGTGGATACCGGTAGCACCGTCGCGCATCATGCCACCATCACTCCCATCGGGGTGGGACAACAGAACACAGCCACCAACCGTCCTATGACGGGGAAGGTGTATGCGGGAGCCTTCATCTTTGATGCTGCGGTCCATGAGTTCGACTTCACAACGTTGGATGGTTTGGTGTCTGCGCCCACTGATTATTCAGATTGGGGCAACTGGACTCTGACTGGTGCAGCGTGGGCGTACTCGTTGCCGCAACTGTATCCCCAAATGGGGTCGCGACGGTACCGGCTAGAACAGGCACATAAGGCTGAGGGCAACTGGTATCCGAACATTGGTTCCAAGGCTTGGAGTCTATGAATGGCAATCTCTCGCTTCGATGGGTTTTACCCGGTAGCCACACCTGACCCATACGGATATCCACTGGTGCCGGTGCCGGGTGGGGCGGTGACGATCAATCCTGGCGACAACGTGGCCACCGTCATGGCAGCCAACCCTCCTGGTACCGATTACTTTTTCGCTGACGGCACCTTCTCCACCGGTCTGTCGGGAATTGTGATCCAGGACGGGGACCGCTGGTTCGCCAATCCGCAGGCAGTCACCTTGGACGGCACTGCCTATTCGGGAGTCAAGGTGATAGACCTGCCTGCCAGTGTCAATCTGGAGGTGTACTACCTGCGGTTCGCCAACTGGACAGTGACCTCGGACCATTCGTCCAACATTGATGCGCGCGACGATGGGTGGGACGACGACCCGGAGGTGGGTGGCAATCATCCACGGTGGAACACCACTCCAGGCAGTCTGCTGTTGTACGGATGCGAAGCATCCAATCACACCGACTCGTCGCCTGGTGGGCTGGGTCATCTGATTCAACTGGGACAAAATGGGACGATGGTAGGAGGGAGTTACACCGGTGGTGCTAGTAGCGGCCTGTGTCTGAATGGCCATGGACCCGGGATTGTGCTCGATGGTGTTGTGTTCACCGATTGGCGGGGCAATGCCAGTGGCCACCATGGCATTTGCAAACTCGTGAAAGTCCACGGTACAACGATACGCCGCTGCAAGTTCGACAACAGTGCCAATACCGTGGGCAACACCTTGCTGTGGCTCGATGTGGACGCCTATGACATCCTGATTGAATACAACGAGTTCGTCAACCAGCGTGGTTATGCGATTCACATGGAGTTGGGCAGCGTGGCCAAGATTCGATGCAACCAGTTCACCGATACCGGCAACACGACCAACTCGTACTGGGGGTGGAACGGCTCGATTCTGGTGGCGTGCTATGAGGATCTGGTGATCGAGTCGAACGTGTACGACAACTGCTATGGCGCAGTGTTGCTCATCGACCAGTCGGCGGAGCGCAACTGGGGCGACGAGTATTGCAACGGGACCAAGAACTGGACATGGGACACTCGGGAGAACGGGCTGAGTCCGGCTCCGCTGAACGTGGTAGGAGGCGATGGCAAGTGGGGGCCGAGCACCGGCACCGGGCCGGGTCCGGGTGGCACCAACTACCGAACGGCCGACTGGGTGCCGATTTGGGGTCGGCGTCCCACCTCGGCTGATGGATCTCCGACCGCCGACTTCATCGACGAATATGCCACCGGAGGAGCGACGATTCGCAACAACACCATGAATAACTGTGCGCGCACCTCTGCCGGTAACCATGCGGTGCCGACCATTGGGGCACGCGCCGACAACATCGGCTTTCATGGGTCAACTGACAGCCGGGCCTACAAACTGGGGGCGGGCCAGAACAATGTGTACGGCAATGCATATACGGGCACCAACAATGTGCGCTGGTACACCGGCTGGGCATCGAATCCGAACTATGACAATGTGGGGGATGCGTCCATGACATTGGCAACCGCCCAGTCGTCGTTGGGCTTTGACCCGGTGGGGTCCCGGACCGTGCAAACGGCGGTGGCGATCTGATGGCCATCGCCAAGCTGATTGCGACCCCGTGGGAGATCCCTCATCTGATGAGTATCTCTGAGTTCAACACGTTCGCCGCCAAGCTGGGTGAGTGGGGGTTCTCGGGAGTGGTGTTGAACTACCTGCCACATGTGGTGAGCTTTGGCACTCCCAACCGGCAGGGCAACGTGGCAGCTACCGGTGGGTACGCGAGCAACTTCGTGATGGGCACCGGGTTTGCCAATGACATGGAGGCCATGCTGACCATCTGTCAACAGAACAACTTGGAAGGGATCATCACTCCGGCATGGGAGCAGGGGTATATGGGCACCGGCACCGGCCAGCTTCGTGCCTCCAATGCGTATCAGTGGGGGTTTGATCTCGATCAACGATTTGGTGATCATCCGGCCATGCGCGGCTGGAACTACGGCGGTGACAACTTTGGCGGCAACTTCGATGAGAACGTGTGGATCCAAATGCGTGCTGGAATGGATCAGTCGGCTGCCAACCGGGGCGGCACGGTCGCCACCGTGTACTACCACTACCTGACCACTTCTGCCAATGCGGCCTATGCGGGTACCAACCCAGGGTGGATGGATGTGGCGGCTCCTGAGACCGGGCATTGTGACACGTCCAGCCAAGCTCAGGCCAAACTGGCAACGGTGGTGGGGGCTACCGCCAAGCCGGTTCATGCCGGGGAGATGCGCTATGAACAGATCGCCCCATCATGGTGCGGTGACACCTCTCCACGGACCCCGCAGAACATGCGGGACGATGCCAATGCGGCGGCGGCGGCCGGGTGTGTCGGATACTGGTATGCCCACAACGAATGGTGGCAGGTCGGCGGCGGCAGCAACGGTGGGTCTGGCCAAGGATGGACGGGGGTACTGGCTACCCTCAACGAGAACGGGGGCGCGGGCCCGCAGGGCTTGCAGTGGGTGATCGCTGACCATGGGCCCTTTACCATTCCTGACTATTCCGGTGGTGGTGGTCCCGGGCCTGGGACGCTCACCGAGGTACGGGTCAACCTGGGAGCGTTGGCGACCGGGCTGTGGGCGGCCGGTTCGGGGTTCGTGACCGGTGGCGTAGCCGCCGACCGGCCTACCCACACCATTGATTTGTCCCATGCCGGGCTGGCAACCATGCCCGCCGAGCTGTCTGCCGAGCCTCTGCCGCCAGCGGCCATCGGTCAGTCCGAGATGTGGGACGGGACCAGCCCGTCAGATATGGTGGTACGGGTCCAGGTGCTACCCACCGACACCTACAACGTCGAGCTGTTCTTTTGTGAAACATGGTTTGGTCCTACCGGCCAATCAGCCGCAGGGGGCGCGGGCAGCCGGATGTTCAACTGGCAACTATGGGGATCGCAATTGTGGGCATCGCGGGCCAACTGGGATACGTTTGTCGAAGCCAATGGTGAGAACCGGCTGGTGAAGTTCGCCATTGCCAATGTCACTCCCGACGTGGATGGCTGGTTCGAGGTGCGGTTCACCCGCAACCTGGACAATCCTCACATTTCGGGGATGCGGGTGCTGTCGATGACCCCTGTTGTCTCGGGAGAGAACACAGTGACGTGGTTTTCGGCCGACCCGTCGCATGACCGGTGGGAGGTGTATCACCGGGCCGGAGACTTCGGACCCTTCACCTTGATGGCCACACTGGTGAATCGGACCTACACGTTTTCGGGACTCGATCCGAACGTCAACAACTACTGGAAGGTTCGCGGTGGTGACAGCAACGGGTGGGCACTGTTCAGTAATGAGAAGTTGATCACGCCGGAAGTGGATGTGACCATTGCGTCGGAGACCATCACACCACTGACGGTGATCGAGGACTCGTTGTGGGAGATCTTTGAGGCTCCTGACGTGACGGTATCGCCTGAGTCGATTCGCCCACTGACAGTGCTGGCTACGTCGTCTCCTACCTGGGCTTCGGCTCCGGCTCCTGTAGGATTTCCCCGAGGAGCAACCATCATGGCCCAGATAACTCCACTGATAGACGCTGTTCCGCAGATCGGCATCCAACAAGTGGCACACGCACGTTTCACAAAGATAGGTCACTCACAAGCGAGGTTCCAATGAGCAGTGGTGGACATTACCGGTCGATCCGGCAACATGATCTTGAGCCGCCTGTTATCGCAGTGCTGAGCGAGACGCTGGTCGATGGAAGTGAGCAGATTATTGATTTGACCGGTGCCATTTCAGTCAAGTTTCAAATGCGCAAGCCGAATGAATTGCCCAAGGTTGATCGAACGGCGTCGGTGACCAATCCCAGCGGGGGGACTGTCCAATACAACTGGTCGCCCGGGGACACCGACACTCTGGGCAAATATGAGCAGGTGTGGAAGATCGAGGTGACGGCTGGGCGCTGGCGCTCAGTACCGCAGCCCCATTTCAACACCATCGAGGTTCTCGACGACGTGGAAGATGTGTCATGAGCACAGTAGGTGACGTTATCAATCGTGTGTTCCGGGACTCTCTCACGTCACCAGATCGAGCCCCGGCAGTCAGCGTATTGGAGTCGCAGTTTCCAACCACTACTCATATCACCGTCAAGATTGCCCCGCTGCCCCCAGGCGAACAGGGGTTGCTTACATCCGGCATCATCATTGAAGTGGGGCGGGAGTTGATGAGGATAACGTCAGTCACCTATCAGCCCCCCGATGATTGGTTTGTGCAGGTAGAGCGTGGCTATGGAGGTACTACCGCAACGACCCATGTGGTTGGTGCGCGAGTCCTCTTCAGCCCCATCGTGGCCCGCCAAAAGCTGTTCGAGGCGGTGGCGGATGCGGTGGTGCGGTTGTATCCGTACCTGTACTCGGTAGGAGATGTGTCGGTGGGCTCAGCCGGGTTCGCAGTGCTGCCTCCAGATGCAGTGGGGATCCTGAATGCCTACACGGCCGATGGCAAACGAGCCCCGGCGCGGTTCGTGCCTGCACGCCAAGGCCGCAACCCCGAGGTGTATTCAACCGGCGAAGTGGTCATTTACCAGGCGCGGTTCCCGCGCCCGACCGATGAAACTGATGACCTGTCAGCGCCTCCGTTTGGTATTGAGCCACAATGGGAAGAGATCATTGACGTGACAGCCACCTCCACCATGCTGGCAGTGATGGATTGGCAGAAGCTGCGGGCGAACACTTACGTTGCTCGGGCAGAGGCCGAGGTCGGTCCGTTGACCGGCGCATCTCAGATCCAGCGCAGCCTGGATGCCCGCCGACAGGCTCTGTTGACTGAAGCCCGACAAGCACTCAATGAAAGGTACGGGATTCCAGTGCTCCAAGCAGGCGTGACCTACGGTCAATAATGGTACTGACACACCGTCTTGATTTAGACGCCTCTGACCCGGTAGCTCTCGGGTTCGGGTTGGAGCTGGCCACTTCCCTTGAGGGAGGCGAGTTGTTTCGCCTGGGTCCTCGATCTGGCGAGGAGTATGTGTATGGGCTGCGGGGCTTTGCCGACTCTCAACTGCAGGTGGTGGAGTCCGCCAATGATGTGTCAGCCTCTGATGGCCTGAGTTTCACTCGTCGGGATTTTCGGGGCGGCGCAGGGTTGTCACGTTCGGGCGAGGACAAGGAGGAGCGTGCCACCCGGTACCTGGGTGGGACCAATCTGTATGTGGACTTCGATACGGGTCGGGTGCGACCCATCGCTCGACCATATACGCTGACCACCGGACCGAGCACCTACTACCTGCCGGGAGCCCTTGTAGGGTTCGGTGGGTTTCCTCGATTTGCTCATGGTGGCGTGTGTGGCGGCACCGGCATGATGTCACTCTATGCCAGTGGTGCGCAGGTGTGGTTCCGTAACTTCCGACTGGATACCAACACTCAGGTGGGGGGCGCAATCGTACAAGCCTATGACGTGGCCTATGACTCTGATGTGTTCGGCACCGGCGCATCGGGTCCGAGTGCGTGGGCGGGGGGGATCAACGGCATGTATGTGTATGACGATTCCACTGCTGCCTGGACCCAACGACTCCCTACCACCGACTTCTATCGGGTGTGGTTCATCCGGGGCCGGTTGTGGACGATCCAGCCGAATGTGGGTGCCACCAACTGGGAGCTGTGTGTCTACAACGACCTGACCACTCTGGCGGATGCGACACCGATCGTGACCGAGGTGGGGCGCATGGCCAACTACCAGGGGCCGATTGATTTGGTGGACGTGGGCTCGGGGTTGATTCTGACCATGGCCAAGGAGGCGTTCTATGTTACTCAGCAGCCGGATCTCACCTTCGAGCTGACCAGCACCATATCGTTTCCTCATGGTCAGCTCACCTATGTGTTGCCGTGGGGAGACAAATTGTTCATGCAAGTATTCACCGATGACGGCCGGGTGCAGACGTGGGAAGGGGTGCTGTCTGAAGGGGGCGACTTGTCGAACCTGAAGCTGTTGCACACCACACCACCGGCAGCGCTGGGGGATACGGCGGCTCAGCCAATGGGAGCGGTGTCGCTGTCAGACGGCTTGTACTTCGGGTATTACAACGGCTCTCATTCCCCCGGGTTCTTTCACATGGAGATCATCCGCATCGACCCGTCCAATGGGGCGTGGCATCCGTATCTGAACACTCAGGAATCGACGGCGTCGAGTGCGCGCATGGTGCCGGTGGAAGTACTGTCGGAGTACGGGACCGAAACCCGACCGTTGATATTCGTACGTCGCATGACGGTCAGCAATGTGGATGTCACCATACCCGACATCGGCCCTGACACCGAAGAGGCGACTCTGTTGCTCCCATTGGTGGACATGAATACGTTCAGCCCCAAGGTGTTTGGTGATGTAGAGATAGAGATCGGTAATTTCGTGACTGGTGGCACAGTGGCAAATACGACGGTGCGCGTGGAGTGGCGCACAGCGGACTACCAACCCAGCAAATCCGCCCCGCCATGGGATGTGCTGATCAATTTGGCTGGCTCAACCCCTGAGCGAGTAGTGGTACCGGCGTCAGCCATTGGGGCGCGGGCAGTCGAGGCGCGAGATTTGGAACTACGTGTGGCCTTTGGTTTTGGCATGGTCGGTGAGTTGTGGGTGGATCGCATACGAGTGGGGGCTGATGTGGTCATGGAGGAGCGTGTATGGGATGTGCCGGTGCTGATCTCAGATCGAGTGGAGCGGCTGGGCCGTGCCCCGGTAGACATTCCCGGATTGGGCAAGGCCACTCGCAACCGGCTGCGCGAGCTGGAAGGCCAGCGGCTGCTGGTGACGTTGCTGGGTCTGGACGAGCCCACCTTCGTGGGCATAATCGAGCTGGCGGCATCTGCCACCGATGAATGGTTCTTTCGTGACGGGACTCCGTTCCAGGTACAGATGATTCGCATCACTGGCGGCAAGGCGGGCTCCACCCCGGCGTCGCTGGCCCAGGCATTGAGGGCATGATGATGGTGGCACAGGCCGGAGCGGTGATCGACTCGAACTCGGTGACGATTGTGCTGGCGGCCGTGACGTATCTGGCGGTGGCGCTGTCCGCAACTTGGGTGCTGGTACAGGGCACCAGTCATGTGGGGCGGCGCAACGTGGTCATCATGTTGATGATCATTGGGTACATGTGGTCGTTGGGGTTCTACTTTCCCCAACTGTGGGTGGACGCAAGTGCCGATCTACGGTTCTTGAGCCGCGCTTTCCATGGTATTCAGGTGGTGGCACTGGCAGTAGTAGTA